GATTCTGGTATTACTTCTGCCTGTTATGACGAATTGGTTGCCGATGGGAACAATTCAGACCCTAAGCAGTTAGAAATTCTAGCACGTGCTATGTGCGAAGAGTTCAAAGATTACATGAGACCACTGTTCTCCTAGACCACTTTATAAACTGTCACCCTCTATGCTTTTTACCTTCGCTTTCTTGCTATACTGTGTATGTACTCAAGGAAATCTTATGAAACGTCTTGAACTAATCATGGGTCGCAACATTCCCGATAACGGAACTGTTACCGATAGCATGATGAACTCATTCATTAAGCGTGAGATCATGCCACATTTTGAGTATGGCACTTTCATAGATGGCGAAGGTCTCTGGAAAGGTGAACTGGAAAACACTAAGATTTTTTATCTTGAGTGTCCAGACAATGAAGTGGAGGACCACTTATTAAATATGCACTGCATAGCAGCAGCATATAAGAAACAATTCAGACAGGATTCAGTCCTGATCTCAACAGTCCAAACCAATGCAGTCTTTAACTAACATGATTTCAATTCGTTACTGGTCACAAGATGACCAACGCCACGCAAGATTAATTTCATTTTCAAGTGTGGCGAAAGCACTTGAGATGTTGGCATTCTATCAGGGTGCAGGTTTCAGATGTGAACTAGCACAATGAGATTTTTTCTTATTGCTTTAGTCATCCTTGGCGGTTGGCACGTTGGCAGTAATGCAATCAAAAAAATGGAAGGCATTACTGAACAGCGTAACAGCCAACTATGTCAAATTGATCCTAGTCTGTGCCAGTCATCAAAGTGACCACTACCCCCTGTTATGGGGGTTTTTTGTGTGTATAATTAAAGCATGAACAAAACAAACGAACTCAACTCTTACTACAACGGACGTGTTCTTGCTAACGCTTCAGCAATGAAAGATCCAGCAGTACTCGCAGCATTTCAAGCAATGCAACAGCGAGCATGGGAAGAACTCAAAACACCATGTGGAGGCACATGGAATATAAGTGACCGCCACTAGGTCACTTTTCTCTTTGTTCATTTTATAAACATTTTTCATCATGGATCTTCAAAACTCTCTACATCATTTTGGGGCAACCGTTAAGGATGACGCACCACAACCAGGCAACACAAACCACAACGGCATCGGTTGCATTTATTTCATGTCATGCCGTGACAACTTCATTACCTCAGACGATTCAAAATACGTTGCTGTCAAGATTGGTCTATCGCATGATGGCGAAGAGTCAATGCGTAAGGTCATGGAAAAACACGCCACCTCTAACTCAGGTGATTTGTATTTTCATCATTTGCTACCAGTCAACAAGTGCGGCACGGTTGAATCATACCTACACCGTAGGTTGAGAAATGACGGTTATTCAACATTGGATTACGTTGGCAATCATGGGGCATGGAATCGCAAAGTGCCTGAGCGTTACCGTGAGTACTTCATGAATAAGACTGGCGGCAAAGAGTGGTTCATCATCACACTAAGTCAGTTAGCAAAATACTATGAAGCAGCAAAGGCAGCATTCCCATTCAAAGGACTTGCCCCACACGCTGATTCTCTAGAGTGGACAGGCAGCACACCTAAAAACTCAGCATACAGATTTCAATTCAACCGTGACGGTCTACCAATCATCCAAACCGCAGGACGTATCGGAAGAACTCACGCAGCAAGAGCATTGAATTTTGCATGGACATATCGCATACTCACAGGACTTGCACCCGAAGGTTGCTGCTCACTCACAGTCTAGCACAGTGGGCAGTTAATTAAACCCCTTTGGGGTTTCGGGGGTGTGCCGAGCAAAATCCAAAACGTCTAACCTACAAAAGTATCCCAACGACCTATAAATAAATTTGCAAAATAAAAAGTTCTGTGCTAGAATTTAGAAAAATTTTCCCAGGTAAAAAATGACTGAAAAACCCGACTTATTAAATACGCCCCCCACAGACATGCCACAGGTTACAGAGGCAGAAGCAGCACATTCTGAAATGATGGGTGATCCTGCATATGCAATTGCCACCCATACACATCAGTTGAATAAGTTTGCTGATCTAATTGAAGAATTGTGTGTGAGAGTTATATCAATAGAGAAGAAGATATTGGATATGGAAGAAGCACAAATGGGCGTTGATCCCAACGATCCTATTAATGGATATCCAGAAGTACAACAACATCAGAACCGATGAGAGAAGAACCAGTAGATAAAAACTTTTACAATGAGGTCTTAGATAACTTTGACCAGTTTTGTGATGACTTTGAGTTTGCAGCAGCAAAACGATTTTCAGGAGTAGATAATGATAGCAGACAACCCCTTGACAATGCAGAAGTACAACGAGTCACTCCTCCTATTGTGCGAGAAGTTGAATCAACTGGAGAAGAGGATTGCAATGCTAGAAACTCCACAGTTGATGTACCGTCCACCGAAGTCTGAGGAATACCAAAGTATTGCCGAGACACTTGACTATCTACATAATACAGTAGAGGAGTTGAAGCAATGGCAGGAGTAGCAATAATCGGATCTGTAGTTACAACAGCAGACGCATGTAATGTCTCAGGTGTAACTGCACTTGCTGGACCAGGTGCTCCTACAGTATTGGTGAATGGTAGTGTTGTTTGTGGTGTAGGTGATCTTACTGCACCTTATCCATCAGGTGTACCTCCTGTTTGCATTAGCAAGACTGGGGTAGTTGCTACTGGAAATGCTACAGTGTTAGTTAACGGTAAACCAATCGCAAGAATTGGAGATACAACTGATGCTGGTCCTATAACAACAGGGTCTGCTAACGTACTTGCATGATCTTTGAGTTCATGCTACAATATTGATAACATAGATTGATTATGGCACTATACAATAACAACGAACATGCAGCACCTCCTGCAAAGGTGACTAGACAAGGTAAGTCACAGAATACAAAACTTTCTGCGACTTCTCGTAATGGAGCGAAGAAGAGATATAGAGGTCAGGGAAAATGAGTGACGATCTTTCTCGTATTGCCTCAGCACTTGAGAGGATCGCAGATTCTTTTGAGAAAGAGTTGCATGTTGACATTGATCATGCCCATATAGATGATATCGGTGAAATACACGGTGACGTGATAACTCATCCGAAGCAATTCTAGAGGAGGTCTCCGACCCCCGAACGCCGACGACTCCGAAAATGACATATCAAGCACTACCAAATGAGTTACATATAAAGGATAGTCCTATAGCAGGTCAAGGTCTTTTTGCGAAAGAAGATATTGATGCTATGATGTACCTTGGTGTATCCCACGTGGTAGTGGAAGACGAGATAATGAGAACGCCTCTAGGAGGGTTCATAAATCACTCTGAAGACCCCAATTGCGTGAAATGGTACGAAGACCAAGCTTGGGGTAGAATCTACTATATGAAGACGATTAAAGAGATTAAGAAAGGAGAAGAGTTATTTTTAAAGTATACCTTTTACAAGGTAGGATAAAAGTCGCTAAATATAACTGACTTCCTATATTGTCAGTCAATGGCGAGTACACTGTCCTTTAAGGACATTAATATTACATTTAAGAAGCATCCTGTTACTGATGATTTAGTTGTCAGTAGGGATGCTTCTGCTATTAAGCAAGCAATTGTGAATTTGCTGTTGACTAATAAGGGTGAACGATTGATGAATCCTGATTATGGATCTGATATAAGAAGTTATTTGTTTGAACCTCTTGATTTTGGTACTGCTAGTCAGATCACAGGTAATATAAGATATACCATAGATAGATGGGAACCAAGGATCAGTATTTTAAATCTTAGTGCGACACCGAACTTTGATGATAATGGATTTGATGTTGAAATGACGTATGAGATAAGAGGAACAGACGATCCACCAGTAGCCGTAGACTTCTTCCTTGCAAGGACGAGATAATGCCATATACCCAGTTAAACAACCTAGACTTCGCTGACATCAAGACAGCTCTCAAAGACTATATGAGAGCACAGTCAGATTTCACTGATTACGACTTTGAAGGATCTGCAATTAGTCAGATTCTGGATGTAATGGCGTACAATACGTATTACACCGCATTCAACACCAACATGGTAGTGAATGAGACGTTCTTAGATTCCGCAACCCTACGGGATAATGTGGTATCAATTGCGAAACAACTTGGGTATACGCCCAAATCCATTACAGCACCTCAAGCGGCTGTTGATATGGCACTCACATTCACTGGTACAGCACCTGCGGAAGTATCACTCAAAGCAGGTAGTGGATTTGTAACTAACTATGATGGCAGTCTATATCGTTATATCTTAAAGGATGATAATAAGGTCTCTGTTGTTAATAAGGTTGCAACATTCACAGGAGTACCAATCTATGAAGGTTCTCAACTTGTCAGTAATACAGTAGTTGATACTAGTATTAAGAATCAACGCTTTATAATTGAAAATGCTGGTATTGATACTAATACATTAAATGTAAGAGTATTTCAGGCAGCAAACTCAAGTATATTCACTGATTATAAAGTAGCAAACAATATATTAGATATTGGTGCAAGTGATAAGGTATACTTTATCAATGAGATTGAAGATGAGAAGTATGAGATATTTTTTGGTGATGGTGTATTAGGTAAGAAGTTAGAAGATAATAATGTAGTTCAATTAAGTTATATCGTAACTAATGGTACTGCTACTAATGGTGCGAAGACTTTTACCTTTAATGGTCTTATGGAAGATGAGAATGGTACTACCATAACTCTTCCGTTTGCTGTTACATCTCTTACTGCATCCTCTATAGCATCTGGTGGTGCTGATATTGAGACTATTGATAAAATTAAATATAATGCTCCTAAGTTCTATGGATCACAGAATAGAGCAGTAACTGGTAATGACTACAAAGCAATTGTAAGAAATCTATATCCAGCAACTAGTGACGTTATAGTGTTTGGTGGTGAAGAACAAGTACCACCTGCATATGGTAAAGTATTTCTTTCTGTAAAACCCACTGAGGCTGCTTCACTCTCATCATTTACTAAAAATGAGTTAACATCAGAACTTAAGAAGTATACTGTTGCTTCTATAAGACCAGAGTTTGTTGATCCTTCTATACTGTATTTGGAGTTAACCAGTAAAATCTATTACACTGGAACAAAGACTCAATTACTTCCACTTGAAATAGCAACTAAGTCATCTAATGCGATAGTTGAATATCTTAAGACATCTCAGACTGAGAAGTTTAATGGTAAGTTCAGATATAGTAAATTTATTGGTGTTATTGATAATTCCGATATTTCTATCAATTCCAATGATACTGACATTACTATGAGAAAGGATTTCATAGCACAGATTAATACATCTGCTTTCTATGAAGTATGTTATCAGAATCCTTTCTTAGTAGATTGTAACAATCCTGTTGTATCATCAACGGGTATGACTGTATTTGAGTTCCCTACCTATACCTCATATCTAGAGGATAGAAGTGGTAAATTGGTACTATATAGACTAGACCCTGTAAGTGGTGACAAGATTCTATTGAATGATTCAGTAGGAACTGTTGATTACACTAACGGTGAAATAATGATGACAGACTTTACTATCCTTAAAGGTACTTTTTCCGACAATCGTATTGAGTTAAGAGTTAAACCTGCTAATAAGGATATTGAAGTTAAGCGTGAGGCATATCTAGATGTAGATGTGTCAAAGAGTAAATTCGTCGCTTATAAAGAAGAGTAGATGTCAAAGACTGCGAATAAGATTTCATTCTTAGTTGATTCTCAACTACCTGATTTCATCAACGAAGAGTATGAACTTTTTGGTAAGTTCATACAAAAGTACTATGAGCAATTAGAATTACAAGGTCAACCGTATGATATAGTTGAGAACCTTGAAACTTATCGTGACATTGATTTCTACGAGAATAATATATTAAAACAGAGTACTACTGTAAGTGGATTGATCAATCCTTCTGATACTACTATAACTGTAGCAGATGCTTCATCTTTCCCTAAAAATGGTGGATACTTTAAGATAGATGATGAGATCTGTTTCTATAAGAGTAGAACAGATACTCAGTTTAAAGAAATTAGTCGTGGTGTAAGTGGTAATACAAAATTAGGAGATCTTTATTCCACAAGTACATTTGTTACTACTCAAGCATCCAGTCATACCAATGGATCTCAGGTACAAAATATTAGTAACTTTTTCTTATATGCATTAATTAAAAGTTTTGAAAGTGAGTACTTAAATGATTTTCCACAAGCATATTTGAATGATGCTGTAGATAAGAGAACTCTTATTAAAAATATAAGTTCTTTTTACCAATCAAAGGGAACTGATAAGTCTGTTAAATTCTTATTCAAGTGTTTGGTCAAGGATGATCCAGAACCAGAGATTGCATATCCACGAGATTTTACACTAAAGAGTTCTGAATCTACTTGGGTTAATAATTATTCTCTTAAAGTTAAAGTACTATCAGGTACAGTAACAGATCTTATAGGTAAAAAGATTACACAAACCAGTGGTATACATGCTTCTGCTATTGTTGATAATGTACGTTATGATAGTAAGTATGATGGGGAAGATTTATATGAGATCATACTTAACGAAGCAAGTGTAAATGGAGAGTTTTCCACAGCTGCAAGAACTAAATTAACTGAGTCTATTCTTATTAGTGATACTGTAGGTGATAGGATTGATGTAGAATCTACGATGGGTTGGGATAAGAAAGGTGAGTTTATTATTGACGATGAAAAATTTACATTTGAAGATAAAAATGTTAATCAGTTTGTAATAAAGACAAGAGAGGGTACTACAACTTATCCTGTAGGTACTACAGTAACATATGGAGCAAATGTATCTGGTTCTAATGTAACTCTATTAGTCTATGGTGTCTTATATAATGCGACTAATGAGACAGATGCACCATACTCAAATGCAGGTGATATACTTGAAATATCAGATCCTGGATTCTTAACAAATGATGTAAAGATTTTTGATTCACAGAATAATCTTAGATGGGCGTTGCCTGGTGCTTCTCCTCTTATCAGTGATCTAAACACTAACGTATCATCCATCTATGAAGATGGTGAAGGTTATTACATAGCTTCGTCTGGGTTTCCTTCTCATACAGTAGGAACAACTAACCAACCTGCTAACATAAAAGATCAGAAACAATTAAAAATTATTAGAAAGACTCCTATTTCTACAACTGAGACTTATGAGACTAAGTATAGAGATGTAGGTATTGCTACAAATGGTATACCGTTTGCAGGATATAAAGATTCAAGTGTTGTATACAATGGTGCTCTTCAAAAGATTACTGTTAATGCTCGTGGTAATGGATATATTGATGCTCCATATGTATTAGTTGATGGTTTATCTAATAAAGCAAAATCAATATTATCTGGACAGGTAGTTGAATCAATAACTATTACAAATGCAGGGGCATATACTGCTATTCCTACTATTGAGATAGTATCTGGAAGAAATGCTACTGCATCTGCTGTAATTACTAATGGTGTAATTACAAGTATTAATGTTACTAATGCTGGAGAATACTATTCAACTCCTCCTGAAGTTAGAATAACTGATAATGCAGGAAAGGGTAGATTTGCTGATTATGTTGCTACAGTTTCAAGTACTGGTGCTGTAACTGGATTTACCATAGTTAATGGTGGTACAAATTATACAGAAACAAATATACAAGTTGATTTAATTCCTGTTGGTTCTGGTGCAACTGCAACTGCAACTATTAAAGAGTGGAGAAAGGACAAGTATTTTATAAACAAAAATAATGTAGACTCTGAGAATGGATATTGGTTCCAGAATTTTGATTCTGCTAAAGGTTATGGATATGCTTATTATGCATCTCCTACTACGTTAAGAGCAAATGACACAGGATCATCTCATTCACCGATTCTGGGGTTTGCATATGATGGCAACCCCATATACGGTGCTTATGGATATACAGATCCTCTAGACGCTTCTAGTGCCATTCTACAGATGAGCTCTAGTTATTCAAGAAATTCTTCTAGGGTAGGACCAAGTATAACAACATACCCTTTAGGTACATTTATTGACGATTATACTTTTACTGATGCATCTGGCACATTGGATCAGAATAATGGACGTTTCTGTGTTACACCAGAATATCCTGATGGAACCTATGCATATTTTACTACAGTTGATGGTAATGGAGATCCATTATTTCCATATCTTGTAGGAAAGAATTATTATTCACTTCCCCTAGATTCCAATTACAATTCTGAAATGACTCAGGATGATTTGCCAATAGGTGCAAATAGATTGAGGACTTCTGGTATATCTAAGAATGGTGTACAAGCAGTAGCAAAAATTGAAGATGTAACAAGAGGAACTGTATCATCTGCTACAATCCTTAGTAGCGGAACTAATTTTTCTGTTGGTGGTAGATTGGTTATTGATAATAGTGGAACTGAAGGATTGGATGTTGCTGGTGAGATAGAATCAGTTAAAGGAAAAACGGTATCATCACTTGAATCTCAAACCACTAAAGCACTTTATATTGAACTTACTAATAATGGTTATCTTTTTGATGGGGATACCATCACACAAACAAATACAGGTGCTACAGGAAAGATAGTTGGTAATGTATTCTCTGCTAAGAATTTTGCTCTACGTGCAGTAGCAGGAACCTTTAATAGTACAGATGTACTATCATCAAATACCAAAGTACTTAATTTTATACTTGATCAGAAATCATCTTATACTAAAGGTGCTACTTTATCTTTTAGTGATGGTATTGCAACAGCAGTAGCAACAGGTGAAGTACTTGAAACAACTATAGATCAGAATAATGTTAAAGTAAAAGTTTTAACTGGTACATTTAGTGTTTCTACTACTTTATTCTTAACTAGTTCTAATTTAATTAATACTACTGGATCAAAAATTGTTTCTACAACATCTTTAAGTGAAAATCTTTCTATCTTTAAATTACAAGATAATGTAGCATTATTAACTACATCTACTGCACATGGTGTTGCTATTGGTGAAGAAATTAATGTTGATATTAATCCAGATGATGCATCATCTACAACAACATATTATGTAAGGAAAAGAGTTTATCAAGAAGCAATCCTTCAAACCTCAGTTATAGCAACGACTCTTAGCGATGATAGTATTGGAAGATCTACTATATTAAATGGTGGTGGTGATTATACTGCTGGTACATATAATGACATTGCACTGTCTGGTGGAGCAGGATCTGGTGCTAAAGCAACTATAGTTGTTTCTAGTGCTAAAGTTGTTAGTAGTGTTACATTAACTAATAAAGGAACAGGATATAATAGATTTGATATTCTTACTGCTGGAGCATCTGATTTGGGTAAATCAAACCCATCTACTAAGCCAGATCTTAGATTGCGTGTTGATCATGTAGGTTTTGCAGCAGAGAACAATATATTAAATGTTGCCAATGCTGATAAGATTACAATTGATGATAGTTTACAGATTGGTAGTGAAATTGTAAAGGTTACTGCTAAGTCTAGTACTGCTTTAACTGTAGCAAGAGCACAGAATTCAACTATAGCAGTTGATCATTTTAATGGTGCTACTATATCAGTTTATAATTATGGATATAATATTCCTCTTAATCATCTTGTAGGCAATACTGTTAAAGATGCTAAGGTACTATCATATGATGCATCTACTCAAAAAGCAGTATTTGTATGGGATTATGATCAGACTACTTCATCAATTAATAATATATCTTTATCTACTGTATTTTATGATAATAGTACAGATAAGAAATTAATACAGATAAATTCAGTTACTAGTCCAGATACTTATTTTGAATTTTCTTCTGATAATACAACATTTGTAAGAAATCCAGTATTAGATGTAAAAGAATTTTACAAATATAAGTTTGACACATCTCATAGTTCTATGAGTGGTGTTGGTTTTGATATTTCTCCAAGTAGAAACTTTAATCTTGTTACATCAGAGAAAACCACTCAGATAAACAATCAATGGGTTGATCTTAAGTTGGGATTTGGATCAAGAGTTTCTACTAACACTTATAGTGTTAAAAAACAATCTCCATATAAGAAGTATTACTATTATGATAGAGATGGTCTTGTTAATTCAGAAAAATCATATTTCAATGTAATCAATGATTCATTACAGGGGTCTAAAATTGCTTTGTATATTACTAGCGATAGAATTCTATATTCTACTGGTATAAAAGCATCTCATGATGGTACAGGAACTATTACATATGTTTCTAAATCACTATTTTCAGTGGGTGGAATTAATTCAGTCAAGATTATTAATATTGGTAGAGATTATAAGAAAATTCCTATTGTAACTGGTATCTATGATAGTGATGGTAATATTGATAATAATATAAGTTGTTATTTAAATAGCATTGATATTGGTATTCCTAGAACTATAAAAATTGAAAATAATGGAGGATCTTATCATAATGACCAAACGATAAAATCTAGTGTTAGATCAAATTATATTTTCAGTTTGTCTAATTTCACCATTGATGGATTTAATGTAGGTGAATATGTAGTACAAAAATCTGGATCAACTGAAGTTGCTAGAGCAAGAGTAACTTCTTGGAGAAAAGGTTCTAATATACTTAATGTATCAAATGTTACAGGTATCTTTAGAGAGGAGCAACAGATTATTGGATTAGCAGGAGGTAAGACTGCAACTCTTGATAGTATCAGTTATACTGAATTTACTCCTGTTATCAAAACATATTTTGATAACATTGGTAAGTATAATTCCGATATTGGTAAGATAAGTGATCAGAATCAGAAGATCCATGATTCATATTATTATCAAGATTTTTCATATTTAATTCAATCCAATACTCCAATGAATATTTGGAGATCTTTAATAAAGGAAACCACACACCCTGCTGGATTTAAATTATTTGGTGAAGTTGATATAGAATCTTCATCTCAGATTCCTATGAGTTCTAGTACTGTTACTACTCATAATAGTTTTGTAGAACTTAAATCCAATATCACAGTACAGAGTGTTAGAAAACAAATTACTCAACATATAGTATCAGCACAGACTACTACAGTTGAAGATGGAGTTGGATCAGTAGCAAAGGATGCTACAAATACTACTGAGATTAAAGCAACTGAAATTAAATTAAGTGCTGCATTTGATGGAGCATTATCAAATAATGGTAATCTTGCAGGAACAAAAACCTTTGGTATTCTTGATAAAAATAATAACTCTGTTACTCCATACAATGCACAAGCATTATTAATTACTCTTGATGGTATATTCCAAGAACCTGGAGTTGCATATACTGTGTCTGGAAGTAATATCACTTTTGCACAACCTCCATTGGGTGCAGTAACTAAGAATAGTCAAGCAGTACCTGGAGTTAAGTTTTATGGTAAGAACTATCAGTTCAAGACTGATACATTGAATGCTAAGTATCTTAGAAAGATTAAGAATATATTCCAGAAAAGTGGAAGATGGATTGATGCTTATAATCAACTTGAGCGTAATAGAGAATATATCCAATCAGAAACTCTTGGTTGGGCTAAAAATAAATTCCCAACATTAACTTGGGGAACTATAGAATCTAAGTGTTATAGGGATATTGGATTTGTTGTTGATGCTTTGGCAAATGATGTGAGATTTGGTGGTAACTACTACACTGTTACTGCCATTGAGAAGTACTTTAATAACGATATATTAGATTATATTATAGGAGAGCAACAAGAGACCACAGAAGCATACAACCATGTTGTAGGTCTTGCTAAACTAGCAATTAACAATACTCTTCCTACAGGCACTTATACAACTGTCACACCATATGCCAATTCAAATATAACAGTTGATCCTGCTACTGATAAGTGTGCTGATGTTGTATCTGCATTAACAACTCTTGGTGAAATTATAGAGAAAACTCTTGGTGGAGGTGTTGGTACTGTTCCATTATCTTATCCTGATTATATTGATGGTAAGAATAAGATTTTTGAATTATATTATGATGATGGTACAGGTGTATCAACTGATCCTAATGAAAATCTATTAATTGGTATTAGTGGTGTTTTACAACATGATTCTGCTTATAGCATTGATAGAACATCTGTACCAAATAAGGTTGTATTTACTAGTCCACCTATTTGGGCTCAAGGAGTAAATACAAAGACATTACAGGAAGGTATAGCAATTGATAAGTTCTTTGCTTACAGCATAGGAAATTATTTAAGATGTGAAATTGATAAGAATGATATCCCAACAGGATCCAATGGTCCTTTCTTGATGCTGAATAGTACTGATAATGAAGTTATTAATGTAACTGATCCTGAGTTTGCTCTTGTATTCATTGATGGAGTATTACAAAGGGATAAGGATTCATACACTATTAATGGTCCTAGTATTAAGTTCTCTAAGAAGATTTTCCAAGAAAATAATATTGAAATACTATATCTTTATGGTAGAGATCTTTCACAAAGTATTACTTTGTATGATTATGAAAGAGGTGAATACTTCAATGAAATAAAACTTACTTTTGATGGTACTTCTGGATCATTTGATGCATTTAAGACATGGTGGGGTAAGTTTAATGAAACTGATATGGTTGTATATCAAAAAGTTGGTGGAGTAAAGAAATTCATTGGTAGTCTTAAGAGTTATATTATTGACAGCAATGATGATTTAATTGTTCAGATAGCAGGATTTAATCCTGATGTTGATACATCTATAGCAACATATTTTTCTGGTTTAGATGATTATAGTGATGAGATATCAATCAATACTTTACCTACATTAGTAACTGTAACTAAAAATTCTGATAATACTTATAAGATGCAGAGAAATGCATCTAGGTGGTTGTATGGAACAGTAAAAGCAGATGAAGCATTCTATGTTAGAAAGAATGGTCTTGCAAATTTAAATAAGGGTGATCTTATTAAGATTGATGGTGAGAATGAGTACAGGACAATTAATAAATTGCCACAGTACTTTGAACCCAAGACTTATATTGCTGGAGATGATCCTTCAAATAGTTTCTTTGGTTCGGTTGCCACTACAAATTATAACGGTGATGAAGAGGGTGTTGGGTTTGCTGTAACATGTACCGTATCAGGTGGTTCGGTTGACACTATCACATGGGATAAGAACATTCCTATATCTGGTTATGATAGAGCACCTATATTGAATTTTGTTCCTGTGGATCAAGCAGGTGGTGGTGCTAGAGCAGAAGTTATTGTTGTTGATGGTACTGTTGTAGATATAGTATTAACTAATGGTGGTTCTGGATATACTAAAGCACCAAGAGTTGTTGTTGCAAAACAATATAAGATTAAGAAAGGAAATCGCAAGATTGATTCTTTTGTAAACTTAATTTTACATAATCAATTTGCTAGTGTTGCACAACCAGGTCCAGTTAATGCTGAGAGTGATTACAATAGGATTATTTCTCCTAGTACAACTCCTCCAGGCAGTGCTTTAGTGCAGACAATGATATCTCCTGCTGCTTATGGGGGTACTGTAATAACAGTTGAACTTCCTTCTATTGCACTTGATCAAGCATCAACATTTACAATTTCAAAAGAATTACTTCTTACATTTAAATCAACTGTAGTTGATAGTTCTTCTACTCCATCAACAGATCCTGTTATTAAAGTACATCTTGAACTTGATAGAAGTATTGAGTCTCAACCAGTTCTTTCAAATCAAATTTGGAAAGTTACTGTATATCAATTTGGATTCACAGATTATCGTTTCTGGAGTACTCCTCCTAGTGGTTTTGCTAATACAACTTTAAGACCAACATTCCAAATGTGGGAGGGTGCTAAATTTATGGATACAGGAAACATCCTACATAATGGTGTATCTGTTTCCGCATTAACAATTGAGGAGTTTACACGTTGGGGATTTGACCTAGCAGACTTTGCTAATTGGGGTGGATCTGGTATATCAGATGCTGGATATGCATTTAATGTTGGATATCCAAGTATAAATTATTATTTGGGAAGGATAAACCAGAATTTAAACAGTAGTGATACTATTGTTTATGCAGAAAATACTACTGACTTCCCTGCAACGGGAACTTTACAATTAGGAAAAGAACAGATCACCTATACTGGTAAACAAAGTGATCGTTTTACAGGATGTACAAGAGGTGTCAATGGTACTACCGCACAATCGCATGATACCAACGAACCTTACTTCAGAAGTGCGTAATTAAATACGTATAAATAAACCAGATTCAGTCTTACAAAACACGGCAATTAGACAATGGCAGCTATAATCTCAGAAAAGTTTAGAATCTTCAATGCGAAGCAATTCTTAGAGTCGCTTAGTGAAGCGTCAGCAACCAACATGTATTTCTTCGTTGGAAGACCTCAAAAATGGTATGGTTACCTAGAGATCTACAACCAAAGCGGAACTTTCCAAGTTGGCGAAACAATCACTGGTGGTGGTTTAACCGCTACAATAAATGAGATTCATACGAATAGTCTCCTTGTTACTGCAACAACTACTACAGCAGCACCAGCAGCAGGTAGCACCGTAACTGGTGGTACTTCTACTGCAACTGCTAAGACAAAGACTTATAGGTATGCAACTGAAGATGCTCCTCCTGCTCCAATAGATAATCAAATTGATAAAACTGCCGTATACGATGATTTGATTGCTGCCAAGCGTATCACATCTACATTTGCTCGTCTTGTTGCTCCTCGTTACAACTGGAGTTTATCAACAAACCCTAAGTTTGATATGTACCGTCCTAATTACTCTGTCACACCTGGTGGTGGTGGAGCGATTGGTGTACAGACTGCATTAGGTTCTTCCGCATTATCTGGATCTAAGTATTATGTAATGAACTCCAATTATGAGGTGTTCAAGTGTTTGTATAATGGACAGACACCTGCTAATGCAACAGGTATTAATGCAACATATGAACCAAAGACCACTCCTACTGCTGGACAAGGTACATATGCAAATGGTCTCTTTACTGAGAGTGCTACTGGATATATCTGGAAGTATATGTACACTTTAGGTACTGCTGATGTTATAGCATTCTTATCAAGTGATTTCCTTCCAATGGGAACATATGCTGGTACTGCTGCTGTTGATGGTGCAGTTCATATTGCTGTAATAACAGATGGTGGTGCTAATCTACCTACATCTGCAACACTTTATGTTGGTGTTGATGGTGATGGATCTAATGCTAAAGTCAAAATTACAACAAATGGTAGTGGTGCAATTAGTGCTGTAGAAATGGAAGCAGCTGGAACTGGATACACATATGGTAGTGTACGTTTAGTTAATGGTAATGTATATACTGATGCTGGTCTTACAACAACTGCTACAGTTGGTGCAACTGCTACTGGTGCTATTGAAGTAATCATGTCACCTGAAGGTGGTCATGGTGCTGATCTTGCTGCTGAATTTTTTGCTAAGAGAGTTATGACGAATATTCGTCTAACTTATGCTGAAGGTTCTGGAGACTTTCCTGTAGATAACGATTTCCGTCGTATTGGAATTATTCAAGATCCATATAACTATGGTACTACAACTGTTTCTACTGCAAGTACTCTTCGTGGTACTGCTGCTGTTAAACTAACAGGTAGTGGCGATTATACTGTTGATGAAGAAATTACTCAAACCGTTACTGGTGGTACTGCTAAGGGTAGAGTTGTTTCTTGGGATGCAACCAATGGTATATTAAAGTATTTCCAATCCCCCGACCTCCACACACATAATGGTAAAGTTCTAGCATTTGATCATGCTACAAATAACGTGACTGGTGCTACATCAACGACAGCACGTCCTATTGATGCAAACCAAGATACAGCACTAGCTGACATCTCTTTCACAGACGGAAAAGCAAACCCTGAGATCGCACCTAACTCTGGAGATATAGTATACATAGAGAACAGAAGACAAATTACTAGAGCTGCTGACCAAATTGAGGACATCAAGCTCGTAATTGAATTCTAATCTTATCCCCGAAAACAGAGAGATAAAGTGAGATGCCTCAGAAGACGAACCTTAATGTAGCCCCGTACTACGACGATTTTGCACAGGATAAGAACTTCTATAAGGTACTTTTTCGGCCTGGGTATTCTATCCAAGCGAGGGAGTTAACCCAGTTACAGTCTAGTCTTCAAAATCAGATTGAAAGTTTTGGTAAGTACGCCTTTAAACAAGGTGAACTTGTCATACCTGGTGAAGTTGCTCTTAATACTAAACTAAATTTTGTTAAACTATCTTCAGTAACAGAGATTCCTACTACTGTAGATGGGAATATAGTTTACAAGAAGTATGATATTACCCAATTAAAGGGTCAACAATTAAAAGGTTTAACTTCTGGTGTTATTGGTAATGTAGTTGAAGCATCTATTGCTACTGAGACTGCTTCTGATGTTGTATATGTTAATTATGTTAACAGTGGTAATGCTGGTAATGAAGATACCTTCAGACAAGGTGAGACCTTAGAGGTCGTAGATGGCGTTAATACACCACTCTTAGTGGTTGGAACCGATGGAAGCGTACTTCCTACTAGTATTTCTATTACTGATCCTGACACAGGTGTATCGTCATCGCTAATAAGTAATGCGATGGGATATGCTTCTGCTGTTAAAGTAGAAGAAGGAATTTATTTTGTTAATGGATTTTTTGTAAGAAATTCTGCTCAGTTACTTATAATTAACAAATATTATGATAATCCATCTGCAAAAGTAGGTTTTAGTATTGTAGAGAGTATAGTCTCATCTGAGACAGATGAGTCTCTTTATGATAATGCAATTGGATCAAGTAATTATAGTGCTCCAGGTGCAGATAGATTAAAGATTGCTTTAACATTAGTTCAGTATGAATATACTGCTACTACAGATAAGAATTTTATTCAATTATTAACAATTAAATCAGGAGCTGTATTAAGTAAGGTAGTACAGACAGATTACAACCTTCTTGAAAATACTCTTGCAAGAAGAACATTTGATGAGTCTGGTGATTATGTAGTTGATGATTTTTCTCTTGATGTTAGAGAATATTATCAGACAGGTGGTAATTTAGGTGTTTATCCTTTAGATTCTACTACTAGTAAAGTTAATGAATTTACTGCTACAGTAGCAGCAGATAAGTTGGTTGCTAGTGTTGGTTCTGGTAAAGCATATGTTAAAGGATATGAAATTGTTAATAAAGAAACAAAATATTTAACACTTAATAAAGCAAGAGAAACACTTGACCGATCTGATATTCGTTTAAAGACTGGTGGACTTCCAACATATAAAGTCAATAATGTTTTTGGAACAGTACCTCTTAATGCAGAAGGTTCTGACTTAACTGCATATCCAAATATTTTTCTTTGTTCTAATTTTAATGATGGTTCTATTGGTTTAAACAATACAGAAATTACAACTGCTATTAAGCAGACTACAGATCGTCGTGGTAACTATTTTGATATTGATAGTGGAATTAAAACAATTTATGTAAAACTTGATAGTAGTGTTAATGTTGATTTGATTGGTGGTTCTGCTACAACAGATAATGATTCAAGATTAACAGCAATATCAAATCTTTGGTTTGTTGTTAACAGAATTGCTGGAGCTTCAACACCTAGTGTGGTTGATTCTGTTTCTTCTATAGCACTTTCTATTGTAAGTAGAATAGAAGTTGATTCAAATACTTCAAATACTTTTCTTGAGGTTACAGTAACTGGTAAGAAAAATTATCTAGATCAATTCTTTTTAGAGTATGATACTGGAGAAACTTCTAATAATAGAAAATTATTTTTAACAGAGAATGAAGCAAAGAATGCTTCTTCAACAGAATTTGGAACTATTGTTGATTACAATGAGACTATCACTCCTGTTATAGGACTTGCTAAACCAAGTAATGTAACTCTTGTTGAAAAAGGTACTGGATTTAATTCTGATGTTGATGTTGTAGTTTCTAAAGGAAGACAATCCAATGGAGATGCTGTATATAACACTACATTTGGATTATCTTATTTTGATCCTCAGTTCTTTACTAAAATCCTCTTAGATGAGCCAATTAGTGTTACAGGCAGTTTCACTAATGGACAATATGTTTATGGTCTTAAAAGCGGTGCATATGGTGTTGTAGAAGGTGCAGCTGATAAAGCATATACTACAACTAAAACATTAATGGTTAAAACCCTATTTGGAACATTCCAATCAGGTGAACCAATTAGAGATGAAGGAAATAATACACTGAGAATTGCTAAGGATAACACCATTTCTCATTTTATTGTTGCTTCTAGAGGAGCAAATTATAATGCAGGAACAAAATTAAGAATAGATGGTGTTGATTATGATATATCTAAAATCAATTTGACATTATCTGGCAATAAAGTTATCAGTGCATCTATAGTTAATAGAGATCTTGTTAACGTAGAATATGCAAGACCTCCTATTATTACAGTAGTTAATCCAAGTGGGGGTGCTGGTACAGGTGCTTCTGTCATACCAGTTCTTGTAAGAGATTCTGTTTCCACATACACTCCACAAAATGTTAAGTCATTCTTCTGTGAATTTGGTTCTGGTAACGCTAACACATATACTGCTGATATTGAAATTAATAGAGAAAAGTATGCAGAAGTTAAATCAGTAACAGATTTTACGTTTGGTGGTGAACTTGGTAAAAAGTATATTGAATGTAATGGATTTGGTGGTGATAGTACAAAAGTACTACAACAAGGAGATCTTATACAATTTACTGATTCAACAGATACTACTATTCGTGCAATTGTACAACAAGCTACACAACCATCTGGTGTATTGAAGTCTAGAGTTTATTTGGATAGATCTTTACCTGCTACTGTAAGTAATAGTAGTGTTGTTAGGGTACGTCCTGCAATCAGTAACTTTAACCAAGGAAGTCTTCTTTATAAGACAGGAACAAAGCAAGTTAGTTCTCTTGTTTCAAGTGCTGATGATTCAAAAATTTCTTATTTTTTAAGAAGAGATTTTGTAAGCACTGGTAGTGGATTAACTAATGGTGGATTTGCTTTTGCTGCTCAATTAGATTATGGAACCCAGAGGTTTGTTTCATTTACTGAGAGTAATTTCATAATTACTGTTCTTGATTCAGGTACTACATCTGGAAGTTCTCTCATAGCAAAAGGTGATGTAATTTATATTACATCAGATCAAGTAAGTATTTCATCTTCAGTTGATGCTTCTAGTGGATTAACTTCTGGTAGTGTCACTTTAAATCTTCCAGATAATTATTTTGGATCTGCATCTTCAACATATAGTGCTTTCCCTAAATTGAAGTTGACTGCTACTTTAGAAGTTACTAAAGCAAAACCAAGACTTAAGACATCTATTGAAAATAAGAGAGTTGTTGTAGATTCTGTTGGTGATAGAGTTATTCCTATTCGTGGAACAGATTATGATACTACTGGTACAACTGTATCAACATATGCTGATGTATATAAATTGAGGTATGTTTACATGGGATCGTCATCTGATGCTCCTACAGTAGATAAGAATGGTACTCTTGTTAGTGGTACAAATGTTACTAATAGATTTACATTTGATAATGGTCAAAGAGATACTCTTTATGATGTTTCTAGAATAGTATTAAAACCAAATGCAGATGTTCCTTCAGGAAAACTTGTAATTGCTTTTGATTATTTTGAGCATACAGCAGGTGATTTTTGTACAGTTGATTCATATTTACATGAAGCAGGTGTTGATAAAGGAGATATTCCTGAATATAATTCTCCTGCATTGGGAAATGTTAATTTAAGTGATGTTATTGATTTTAGACCTAAAGTAGATAGTGCTGCTATTATTTCTGGATTCCAAAATAGTCCTACAGTTAATGCAACTTTATTAGGTGCTGCAAATACAAGATCATTTACAGGTAGTGGTGGAATTGTTTCTAGTACACCTGCTCCTGATAGTGGATTAGAATACACATTCTCATTTACACAGAAACAATATTTAGATAGGATTGATGGTATTTTCTTAAATAAAAAAGGATCCTTTATTGTTAAAGAAGGTAATTCTTCACTCAATCCATCTAAACCAGATCCTGTTAGTGATGCTATAGCATTAGCATATCTTTATATACCTGCTTACACACAATCAAATAAAGATGTAAGAATTTCTCCTGTTGATAATAAGCGTTATACAATGCGTGACATTGGTAAGTTGGAGAAGCGTATTGAAAGATTAGAATATTACACAACATTAAGTATCCTTGAGCAACAAGCTCTTAATATGGAGATTATTGATAGTAGTGGAAATAATCGTTACAAGAGTGGGTTTATTGTAGACAATTTTGAATCACATAAAATTGGATCTTTGAGATCTGTTGATTATAATTGTTCTATTGATACTCAACAATCTGTTCTAAGATCACAATCAAAAGAAGATTCACTTAAATTAGAAGAAGTTTATACTAGAGATGATCAAAGAACTACTGCTGGATATAAGAGAATTGGTGATCGTGTAACTCTTCCATATACTGAAATGGATTTGGTAGGAAATGCATTTGCTACTAAGACTGTTAATCCTAACCCATTTGTTGTTCTTCAATATGTTGGTGATTCATTTATTGGACCTAATGTAGACTCTTGGTATGATAATTCTGTTGCTCCATTAGTAACTGATAATAATACTAATCTTTATTCTATATTTTTAGCAAAAGATAATATTAGAGATTCATTATCAAGTCTTTATAATTCTTATAAGATTAATTGGATAGGTGCTAATAGAGCATTCTTTAATATTGGATCATTTGCTGATACGAATAGCACATTAGCAGAGTCAAGTGTTACCAGTGCTTCTGTTAATAGTTCTTCAAATATTAGTCCTGAAAATAATGAGATAGGTAAAGGTATTAATACTAAAGGTGTTGGATCTAATGTTGTTGCTACCTCACTATCATTCTTTGCAAGAAGTATACCTGTCAAGTATGTAATTAATCGTCTTAAGCCAAACACAAAGATATATGTCTTTATGGAAGGTCAAAGTATTGCTCGTTGGGTGTGTCCTGATACAAGATATACAGGTATTGCTGGCAATTCTTTATCTGCATTTAATGGTTCTATTACTACAGATGAAAATGGTAATGCTAGTGGAATTGTTTTAGTTCCTGCTGGTCAACCACCAAGAGAGAATACTACTTGGACAGGTAATGTAGATACAGTTCTTTATGATAGTTCTGCTAGTGAAGTTAGATTTACTACTGGTGTTAAGACTATTAGGTTTACATCAAGTTCTACTGATGCTGATAAGAATAATGTAGAAACATATGCTGAGGTCAAGTACTATGCTACTGGAGCTATTCCAAGCAATCCTTCTTCTATTGTTTCCACTTCTCCTGCATTCTTCAAATCAAATGAAGGAACTCAGTTAACTGCAAGTAATACTTCTAATCCAATTAGACCTAATCCACTTGCTCAAACATTTAAAGTTGAAAACTTTGATGGTGGTGTATTTACAACAGGTGTTGATTTATACTTCTCAACTAAGAGTGATAAAATTCCAATTAGAGTTTACTTAACTGATGTACAGAATAGTAAACCAGGTAAGAATATTATTCCAGGAACACAGAAAGTTCTTTCTCCTGATACTTATCTTAGAGTAGTTGCTAGTTCTAATCTAACAGTTATAAAAGGAGAAAAGGTAACTGGTGGAACATCTAATGCTTCTGGTCCTATTTCTAGGGTATTTGATAAAAATAAACTTGAAGTTACTCCATCTTCTGCTGGTGTATTCTCATTAACAAATGAACAAGTATATACCTTAGTTCTTGATAATCATACAGGTGTATCATTCCAACAGGATGAGACATTAAGTATACCTTCGTTAATACTTGCTAACAATACTAATAACACAACCAATACTCTTAAGATAGTAAAAAATTCTGGTAGAGTAACAGGTTTATCAGTAACAAATACTGGTTCTTCTTATGATTCTGCTATTGTTACTATTGAAAGTCCTCAACTTCCAGGTGGTGGTACGTCAACTGCAACTGTAAGAGTTGGTGGTGGTAAAGTGTATAATTCTGAAATAGTTCTTTCTGGTTCTGAATATACTGAACCTCCTGCTGTTGTTATTGCAGGTACTGGAACTGGAAACGCTGGTGCTGTAATATCATCTTCTATTACTATTGATAGTCCAGCAGTTAGAATGGGTGTAGCAATTGATGATTCAACAACTAGTGCTGTTAATTCTACAACTCCAACAAACTTTGGTTTTGATTACCCAGTTTATCTAGAGAATGATACTGAATATGCTCTTGTACTTGAGACAGATTCTGTTGATTACCTTGTATGGGCATCTAAGTTGGGTGAGACAGAGATTGCCACTAGCACAACTGTCACAACACAACCTGCTTTAGGTTCTCTCTTTAAGTCTCAAAATACTAATGCTTGGACAGAGGATCTATTTGAAGATCTTAAGTTTAAAATTCATCGTGCTAATTTTGATATTTCTAGAACTGCATCTTTACTTCTAACTAATGAAGAACTTGGTTATGAAAAACTTGATGCTGATCCATTAGAAACTAATGCTGAAGCAAATACTGGTGCAACTTCAACACTCTTTAAGAACAATAACTTCAAAGTTAAAGTTAATCATCATGACAATGGGTTTGAAGATTCTGGAAAATCATATGTATTTTTCAAATCATCAATTGATGTTGGTGGAGTAACAGCAACTAAGTTAAATTCTGAGTTGTATCAAATTAGTAATAGTGGTGTTGATAGTTATGTTATTACAACATCTAGTAGAGCATCTTCCAATGCATTTGGTGGTGGTACAAATGTACTAGCATCATATAATAGAAAGTTTGAAAAGGTTCATGCTATTGTTCCAAATCTCTCATTTACACAAACTAAAATTGATTCTACAGTTAAGACAACCAATGTTAAACCTGTAGATGATAATGTTGGTACATTTACATCATATACACAATCAGATTATGAGAAGACATTTTTGAATGAAGATTTCTTCTTTATTAATCAAAAAATTATTGCATCAACTATCAATGAATCTATTAATAGCATTGAAAGATCTTTAACATATAAACTTGATCTTTCAAGTACTGTTTCTCATCTTTCACCATTAGTTGATCTATCTAGAGCATCACTTAAGACTATTTCTAATAAAGTTGAGTATGCTGCTGGTAAGGAAGATAGATTTGGACGCAGAGATCAAATTCTTGAGTTCTATCCTGTATATAAATTCACTGTTACTAATACACATAGCGGAGTTAACATTACAACTCCAGGAGCTAATGTACAAGGATTAGATACAGTTACTGGTGTTACAAGTAATGCTTCGGGAAAACTTGTTAAAGTTGATGGTTCTACTTTAACAATCGTTGTTAAGACAATAAATGCATTTCAAGCTGGAGAGACTCTTAAATTTACTACTCAAACAGCATTAAATGATAATGGTACTAATAAAGTTACTGTTGATAATGCTGATATATTAAGAGAAGTTCCAGAATTTCCTAATACAACAGCAGTAAGTAGAGTAACTGGTAGAAGTCCAGATGGATTTGCAAATACTTACGACAATACAATTGATGCTGCTATTGTTCTTTGGGATAGTAAAGCAGGTGAATTGACTGTTACTAATGATAAGCAACCAATTAATAATGATTATGCAAGTAAAGTTACTGGTATTGCTAACGATCCATTTGCAAGAAATTCAGTTGTTAGTTCACAAGCAAGTGATATTTTCCGTGTAGATGATTTCTTATCATATACTGGACAAACAACTGGAGAAGAAGGATTCATTCAAGTATCTAAAGTTTCATACACTGATGGTGTAGATTTTATTTCAGAGATTAAATCTAAGAATAGTTCAAGTATTGCTAAGTATGTAACTAAGGAGGTTGCAATTGAGAATCCAGCAACAGGAATTAATGTCAAGATCACTGCTAATACCAGTGATATAAACAACATAGGACTCCTATATAGAATAAAGAAATCTTCATCTCAGGAGAATTTTGAAGATATTGAATGGGTATACTTTAATGGTACAGGTGTACCAGATACAGATACAATTGCTACCTCAGAGAACTCTATCAGTGGCATCACTGAGAAGCAATCATCATATCAAGAATTGAGTTATAGCGTTGAAGATCTTCCTGAGTTTTCATCATTTGCAGTGAAACTTGTTATGAAGTCACGTAACCCTGCTTACGTTCCAAAAATTCAGGATTTAAGAGCAGTAGCATCATACTAATTAGAGGATCAATCCAATGCCACAAAGAAGTGTAGCAACCAATTATACATTTGAACAGCAAAGAACTGAGATAAATCTTCTTGCTGCTGATTTCTGGACTCACAAAACTACCGTAGATGGTGCTGCTACTAGTTATCTGAAGCATGATGGTAGTAATGACTTTACTGGTGGTACTCTAGCAGTCCCTAATGCCTTCACAATCAACGCTAACAGTGGTGCAGGAACTCTTACGATAAGTGGCAACCTAAATGTCACAGGGACTACTACAACGGTCAATACGACCAATCTTGATGTAACTGATAAAAACATTACGATTGCTAAAGGAAATACGTCTGATGCAACTGCTGATGGTGCTGGTATTACAATTGATTCTGGTACAGATATAACTTGGAATTTTGTTGATGCTAATGATGCATGGGTAAGTAGTATTGGTGTAGAAGCAACTACTTTCTTGAAAGGACCATACGGTCAGTTTACAGGATCTGGTACTCCTACAACAGGTCAAGGTGTTGAAGTTAATGCACCTGATGCAAATACTGGTCAGATCAGTTCTTATGATAGAGGAAATACTGCATATAAGGATTTAAGAATTAAAGGTGCTGGTATTGATTTTTATGCAGGAAGTACTAATGCTATAGTTGGTGGATTCCACAATAGTGGACTTATTATGCAGTCTGGTAAAAATATAGCAGCACAAACACTAACATCTACTGGTGATGTTTCACTAGGTCATACATCTCCTACTGCTAGACTTGATGTTCGCCGTGGTGATGCTGACGGATTAATTGCAGAATTTCATCAAAACACTGGTTATGGAATAGATATTGGTTCTAGTGTCTCAGATGCGTATATTTCATCTGGTTATAATCAAAACTTTATTATTAAAACAGATCCAAGTTCAGGTCAAGTAGAAAGACTTCGCATCGCAGCAAATGGTGATGTAACTTTAGGGTATCAAGGTAATAGTTTATATTTCCAGAATGGATTTAATGATAGTAGTGCTAGAATACAAAATGCTGGTTCAAGTAATAATTCAAACTTAAGATTCTTAACAAGAAGTTCTGGAACTGAAGCAGAAAGACTTCGCATCGCAAGTGATGGTACAATAAGCAAATATCATAATGCTACTGATATAGCAGCTGCTTTTGGAGGTGGAGGACAAGTTAATGGTGTTACTGCTCTTCCATCAATGGCAGGAGTTCCATTTGTAGTTGCAAAGGATACTGGTAGTTTAAGATCTGCTACTTTTGCAGGACTGGTAGAAACAGGAGCATTAATTGTAAAGGGTGATAATTCAGCAACATCAAGATTTCAAGTTCAAACAACAAATAGTTCTCCTGATCTAAGATTGCATACTTGGAATGATGCAAATGGAATGTATGCATTACTTGGGGTTAATGATTATCTTAATGCCAGTGGAAATAATGCAGATGCAACCGCAGATAAGAAATCAGCAGGTGTATTCATTGATGGTAGAAGTGGAAAAATAGAACTTAGAACAAAACATGATTCTGGAACTTCTCCAAGTGCTAGACTTACTATAACATCATCTGGGTATGTTACTATTACAGATACCCCTACATTATTGATTAAGAATACTAGTACTGTTGGTAATGGAGTTGGTGGTATTACTATAGGTAAGGATTATGCAGGTACAGATGGATGTATTCAAATCAATTCAATTAACAGTGGTTCTGACACTGATCATTTAGGAATAGAATTTAAGGTACATCCAAGTGGTTCTGGTTCTGCTCAACCAGACAGGAAGATGGTTCTTGATCACACAGGAAAACTTGTAATAGGTGAGATTGAAAGTACATTTTATGGCCAAACTCCAGATTCAGGGCAAGGAGCACAACTAACATTAGTAGGTAACGCAGATGGTGGTAGACCTGGTACAATAAATCTATTTGGTTTTGGTAATACAAGTAATGAAGCTCATGCAAGAATTAACTTCCAACAACAAACAACTGGAACTAATGGACAAACAACTGCAAGAATAGAAGCAATAAACAGAAGTGGTGCTGAAGATGCTTCTGATTTGGCATTCTATACCGAAAAAGCAAGTAGTGACTTGAAAAAGAGTTTGATGTTGACTAATAAAGGTGAAGCATTATTATATAAAAATGCTTCAGATGCATCAATTGGAACAGCTACCAATCTTTCATTTGATTCATTATATCTTGGAATTGGTGAAAGTGAAGGTGGTATAAATGTTTATAGAACAATTGGATTTGGATATAGATCTAATACAACAAGTGAATACCCTGCATCAATAGGATGTCAAATAACTGATTGGAGTCAAAATACAAAAGCAGAATTGGTATTCGCAACAAGAAATACTACTGGTCAAGCTGATGTAGCAACTGAAAGACTACGCATAGAGTCAGGAGGTACTATTAGGACTCTATACGGTGTTCAAAGTGGTGGTAATGGTACTGGTGGATTCAAATTTACTTCCAACTATAGTGGTAAAGGATTTGATATTGCAACACAGTATGCTACTCAAGGAAATGGTGGAAGTGGTGGTGGTGATCCAATGTTCTCAGGTTGGTGGGGACAAAATAATACCTTAAGAATTAATACCGATGGTCAAATAAAGGCAAGAACTCTTGAATTGCAATCTCCTGACACGGATGCACAATTCGCAAAATATCATGTATTAACTGGGGCAAAACAAGTTAATGGTAATGGAACAACGAATGAATTATTTAAGATAGGTCATAGTGCAATGGGAAGACTTCAGGTCTATACTTTGCATGGCAAAGACGACTATAGCTCTGGTATGCGTTCTAGAGTCTATGATATTCAGCTCATCTATGGTAACCCATCACTCCAAGAAGAAAGTTCTCATTCCTCAATGGCTGTTGATGGAACATTGACTGATATAACTGTTGCGTATAATAATTCTAATGGTAGTACCGATTATATTATCACTTCTGCTGTATCTTGGAATGCAACTGGAGCTCATACATCAACTACTCCTTGGGTATACTGGACATGGGAAGGAACAAATTCAATAAGACCTTCTAACATATAATGGATCATTTGAAAGTAAAGGACAGTGATCATCTCTACAGGGATGTGAATTCTGGTGCAATCATAAATACCGATAGGTCTTCTTTTGAGAAATATAAGAGGTCTAAGTTAAAGTTTCAGAATATGGAACATGAGTTAGATCATCTAAAAGGCGAGATAAGTGAGATCAAGTCTCTATTAAAGCAATTGGTTAATCCTGATGGTATTACGGAACGTCCCACAAACTGATACCTTTGAACAGCAAAGGCAAGAACTTAACGAATTAGCAGTTGATGTACATAATCTGAAGCAACAGGTTGATACTTTTAATTTGGATGATCTTGTTGACGTTACTGCTTCTGAGGCAACCAATTCACAAATAATTAAATATAACGGTACTGAATGGGTTCTTGATACGGACATAATTAGTACTAGTTTTTCTATTAATACTATTGCTGCTAGTGGAGGTGGAGCACTTAGTTATAATAATACTAATGGTACTTTTACTTTTACTCCAGCAAATTTAAGTCTTTATAGACTCAATACAGCAACACTGAATGATATTCCTGGTGTAACTATAAGTAATCCAGTTAATACCCATGTACTTCAATATGATGGTAGTGTTTGGAAGAACCAACCTTTTGCTGGTGTTACTGATCTTAATGATGTTGGTAATGTATTAATTACTAATGTACAGAATGATCATATTATTAAATGGGATGCAACTAATAACAGATGGATAAATGCTGCTAATAGTGGAGGTGGCGGTACTACTATCAATGCATTAAATGATATTCAAAATGTTACTGATATTAGCACACAGAATAATCAATTATTAAAATATAATTCTGGTTCTGGTAGTTGGGAGAATTGGACACATAACTTCCTAACTTCATTTACAGAGACAGATCCTATATTCAGTGCTTCTGCTGCTGCTGGTATTACATCAACACTGATTAACAATTGGAATACTGCACATGGTTGGGGTAACCATGCTTCGCAGGGTTATCTACTTCCTGTTCTTACCAATCTACAAACTGACGAAATGATTCGTTGGAATGGAACCAATTGGGTTAATGAACCAACTACGGAGCACTTAGCAGAGTTTAAATCAGACTGGACACAACAAGATTCTTCTAAAGCATCATTTATTCTAAACAAACCATCTCTTGCAACTGTTGCAACGACTGGTAGTTTTACAGATTTAACGGCGAGAACATTAGCAAATCTAACTGACGTTACTACTTCTGGTGTTGTTAATGGTCATATTTTAAAATACAATGGTACTTCTTGGGAATCTACTTCAGACATAACAACTATTGAAGGTCTTTCTAATGTTATTATTACCAACCCTTCAAATGGACAGGTATTAAAATATAATGGAACCAATTGGGTTAATGATACTGATGCTACTACTTCTGGTGGTGGAGGTGGTTCAACTGTAAGTGTTTCTGATACTGCTCCAGTTGGTCCTAGTAATGGTGACTTATGGTTTAAATCTGATGAAGGACAACTTAAAGTTTATTATGATGATGGAACAGGAACACCTTCTTCACAGTGGGTAGATACCTCTAACAATGCTGGTGGTGGAACTAGTGGTGGTGGAGGTGGTAGTTTTATTTCTGTTGGTGATACTCCTCCAACTAGTCCTAGTCCATCACAAGGACATCTTTGGTGGAAATCTAATGAAGGTAGATTAAAGATTTATTATGATGATCAAGTAGGAACACCTTCAGAACAATGGGTAGATGCATTTCCAATTATGGATGCACCCACTTATGGATATTCTATATCAGCAGAACAAGGAACAGGAACATCTTCCAAGTTTAGATTAACAGGAACTGGAGATGTAGCAGGTACGGATGATATTACATTTATTGGTGCTGGTGGATTGTCAGTAGAAAGAACTGATGCTGATACACTAACCTTTAGACAAAGTGCTTCAGGTGGTTCTGGTTATTCTGATAATGATGCTAAGGATGCTGCTGCTGCAATTTTTACAGCAGGTACACATCAAAATATAACATTTACTTGGGATAGTGTTAATAGGATAATGAACGTCCAGGCACAGGCAGGTGGTGGCGGTGGAGGTACTACGTATGATTTTACTGGTAGTAGTAATACAAGTAATCAAGCAAAACTTAATTTAGTTGCTGGTAATGGAGATCCAACAGATACAATTGAATTTGCTGGTAGTGGTGGAACTGATGTTGCATGGGATAGTGCTAACAAGAAGATAACTATTAACAGTGAAGACTATGTAATAGGATCTAATGCTACTGCTAGTGGTGGAGGAGGTTTATCATTAACTGGTAGCACCTTTACATACACACCACCTGACTTAGAAAGTTACTTAACATCTATACCTATAGCAGCAGTAGGAACACTTGGTGGTATAAAGGTAGGAAATAACCTTACCATAACAGCAGATGGTACTCTTAGTGCGGTTCAAGGTAACTACACATTACCTACTGCTGGTGTTGGATCTAATGGCACTAAAGGTGGTGTTAAAGTTGATGGAACTACAATTACTATTGATGGTACAGGAGTAATTACTGCGAATGCAGGAAGCACAACACCATCTATCACTGATATTAGTGGAACTACTTCTTCTGTTTCTCCAGGAGCAATTACTGATCTAAATATAACAGGGTATAAAGGATATGTTCTATATAAGGTTGTAGTTTCACATGAATCATGGGTCAGAGTCTTTGTAGATGATGCATCCAGACAAGCAGATGATACTAGAAGTGAAGGTAATGATCCTGGAGTAGGATCTGGTGTTGTTGCTGAGGTTAGCACACATCAAACAAACCAGAGTGTTTTAGTTACTCCTGGTGTTATGGGATTTAATAATGATGATCCTAGAACTGATCAGATATATCTTTCTGTTAGAAATAACAGTGCATCAGCAGCAGCAATTACTGTTACGTTAACGCTACTAAAAATAGGGGAATAATAAGGATGACGGTCAATAAAGGAGAAGTTCCAGTAAATCCTAATGGTAGTAATGAACCCGTTGCAGGGTGGACACAAGCTCATGTGATGGATGCTTTGGAAAAAGTATTTTATCAAATGGGGTGGAATAGTGGAACACAAAAAAATGGTGTTCCTATAGCAGCTTTATTTCCTGGATATAATACATCTTCATCAAATGATTTTAATAGTTGTATTCGGAATGATACAGATGCACCTTCACATCCTGACGGAAATGGTGTATGGGGAAGATGTGGTGGTGCTGCACTAACAAATTCTCAGCAAAGAAAAAGGTATTTTTATATAACTAATGCTGGTACACAATCATATGAAATTGCTGAAGAAATTGAACCAATTAATAATCAATTTGTTAGTAATAATGTAATTACTGTTAATTACATGGGTGATAATCTCACCACAGGAACAAAACTTACATATAATGGTCAAGGTACTGCTGTGTTATCACAACTTAGTTCTGGTAATGTCTATTATATGAGAAGGGTTTCTGATAATCAAATTTCATTACATGATACAGCGTCTAATGCACAAGATGCTTCTGGAACGGCTGGTATACAATCTGTTACTGCATCATACAATACAGATCCACTAAGATTTAGAACGGATGCTCAAACAAATCCAGCGATAACAATGTATGTTGGAGATGATGCATATTTTTATACTCACGCAACAACTGATGGTGGTGATTTTAGAGTATGTGATTTTACAGCAGGAGCTTCTTATTCATCGGATAGACATTACCATGATTCTACAAATAATACAGATGTTAGTCATGATGTAACTGGTACTGGAGCATGGTTAGATCCATATTATTGGGATACTAGAAATTTTTATCAGACAGAGAATGAAGTTTTTGATCCTACACAACTTACTGATGTTGGATATCAAGGAGTATATGCATATGGATATGCTAATAGTGCTAATGCTTCAATGAAAGGAACTATTACTTTGAATCCTGCATTTAATAATAACACTGCTAATTTCACTAACAAAACATATTGGAAATATACTGTACCTGCTGTAGGTGGTGGTAGGAGTGAATTGAAATTAAGAATTTATCGTGATGATTATAGTACTGATGCTGGAAAAGTTAGTGCTATTATGATTTGTAGTGAAGCAACAGGATGGTCTGATAATGAAGTCTTTACAATTCCTGGTACTGCAATAGGTGGTGCTTCACCTGCTAATGATATTGAATTTGGTCTTAATACTAATGAGACTAGTACTGGTACTGCTGATGGTAAATGTAGTATCCTTACTACTAATCTAGGTTCGGGAGCAAATATGTTCCAGAAACATCCTGATGGTGGATATGGTGTTCTCAGATTAGAAAATGATTCTAGTAAAAAGTTTGGTCATACTTACTGGGGATTTGCACTACATCCAGATAATTATCAGTTGTCTATTCAGTCTGGATCTGGGTGGTCTTATCTTAATAAGTTAGGTAAACATTATAAGTCAAGCTCATCATACGAAGGGTTCTTTGGATGTTTTAATGGTGAAGAAGGATTAGATCGTCAAAATGTTAACAATCATTTACATAGGTACAATACTACTTATCATACTATACATCAATATGCTACTAGTAATGGTCCAACAACTTACCCGTTGAAGATAAGGTATTACAAAGCACAAGCACCACAAGATTCTAATTTTGCTGTGATACAATTTCTCCAAACACAGAATCAAATAGATATACCATTCTTTACTTTCTCTTTAAATAAAGGAGTAAATTTTGGTGCAAATATTTGGGATTTGGATAAAGTGTGGAATGGTTCTTATACAAATTTCAACACTCAAGATATTGAATATGGTAGTACTGGTCAAAGTTCAAATTGGGTGGAAACACAATACACAACTCCTGGATATCATTCAGGCAGTTCTGGTCCACATCATGAACCAATAATTAATACTTCATTGGCAAGAGAAGCAAGTTATGGATATTTGAGAACACCATCAGCTCAGTATCTAGCAAAGACTAGATACGTATCTAATGTTGATACAGAAAATACAAATAATTATAATCAAGTTTATACTTATTTTAGAAGTTCTGCTTATGATAAGTATACTGGTAATGATGATCGTGTATATAATTATGCAGATAGACTAAGTACTGTGGGTGTGGGGTATCATAAACCTATTAAAGGTTTACCAATTAATAATTCTTTAATACCATGTCCATATTATATGCCTGATGATTTTGTAATGATACAGGCAGAAGTTACTCCTGGAGCAACAAAATTCCGAACGGGAGATACAGTTACTGTCAGTGCTACTGAGATATATGAGATTATTATTGCTGATAATTTGGTTAATCAAACTGGATTGGATGGGATTTCTAATAATACTGCAAATGGTATGATATTTGCTGCGAGGACTACATAATGCCATATACTCCACAAAATTACAGTTTTCTTACTGGTACACTTAATGTAGATTTGCAAGTATATGCACAAGATCAATCTGTAGAATATAAAGAAACAACAGCAACCGATGTTATTCCTGGTCCTTGGTCTTCTGCTGTTAGAGGAAATTCACCTACAGATGCGATTCAACAAAATTTTAATATTGGTGGATTAGATCGTTCTATTCGTGGATTCTTGCAAGGTAGAAGACCTGCCTTTAATTTAAAATTCCCTAGAGGATACTATAACAAATAATCATGGCTATAAATTTTCCCGATAATCCTAATGTTAATGATGTACATACCGAGTCTTCTCTTGGGAAGAGTTGGAGGTGGGATGGAACTAGTTGGTTAATTTATAGTAGTTCTACTACTGGTATAGGTTATTCTGATCTTTCTGTATCTACAGAAGCAGCACAGGGTGGTGGATCATTAACTTATAATAATGCAAACGGACAGTTTACATTTAAACCAGCAGCAGGAAGTGGTGGAGGAGCAACTAATTTTACTGGACTTGGAGATACTCCAAGTTCTCTTACTGCTGGTAAGTGGTTGAAGGTTAATACTGGTGGTACTGCTCTAGAGTGGACTGATGCTCCTACTGGTAATGATACTAATGATTATTTAAATACTGCTAGTCTTAGTGGTACTACTTTAACTCTTACTAGGACAGGAACACAATCGTTATCTAATGTTACAGTTGACTTATCATCTTTAAACAGTGTTCCTACAACCATTACAGTAGCAAATGAAAGTACAGAAACAGTATGCTATCCGTTGTTCACTACAACAGCTACTGGAAATTTAGAACCTAAAACAGTAACTAGTTTTAAGTTAAATTCTTCTTCTGGACAATTAGAAGCAGGTAGTTTCAAGAAGACTGGTGGTTCAGCAGCAGAGTTTTTAAAAGCAGATGGTAGTACAGACAGTACTACTTACTTATCATCAGCTCCATCATATGCTCTTAATGATCTTAGTGATGTAGATGCAACAACTGGAGCAGCAAACGGTAAGATACTTAAGTATAATGGTGCTTCTTGGGAAGTAGCAGATGATCTAACGGGTGGTGGAAGTGGAAGTCCAGAAATTGTTTGGACTCTTACAGCAAGTGGAACTTCAGATTATGTTTTCTCTGGTGATGGATTTCCTAATGCAACAGCAGATCCAGATATTACTCTCATAAGAGGTCAGACATATAAGTTTACTAACAATACTGGTGGACATCCATTTAGAATTCAAACTGATCCTGCACAAGCAGGTGGTGGAACTCAGTATAATAGTGGTGTAACAAATAACGATGCTAGTGGTGCTTCAAACCAGACATTGATATTTGTTGTGCCAATGAATGCTCCTTCTACATTATATTATCAGTGTACAGCACATCCTGCTATGACTGGTACAATTAATATTCTTGATTCTTCTATTTCTACTAGTTTAGGTGGATTGACAGATGTTGATACAACTGGTGCTGCAAATGGTAAGATACTTAAGTATAATGGAACTTCTTGGGAGATAGCAGATGATTTGACAGGTGGAGGAGGTTCTGCAAACTTTACTGGATTATCTGACACACCTACATCTCTTACTGCTGGTAAGTGGTTAAAGGTTAATGCTGGTGCTACTGCTTTAGAGTGGACTGATGCTCCTTCTGGTGATACAACATATGATTTGTCAGCAATAGCAGATAGTGGAAATGCAAAGGTTCGTTTAACAGGTTCTGATAGTACTGACGATGATGTAACTTTTACTGCTGGTGGAGGAATATCCTACGCAGTAACAGGTAATACAGTTCAAATTTCTAGTAGCAATAGTCTTGGTGCATTAACAGATACTAATATTAGTGGATCTCCTACCGATAATTATGTTCTTACTTATGATCTTGCATCTAGTACATGGGAACCTCAACCTGTTCCAGGTGGATCACAAAATTTATTCTCTACATTTGCTGTTGCTGGACAAAGTAATGTTGTTGCAGATACAACCACAGATACATTAACATTTTCAGCTGGTAGTAATATGACAATTACTACGGATGCTAATAATGATGTTATTACATTTGCTTCTGCTGGTGCTGGAAGTTTGAATATTAAATATTTACAAGATACTGGTCCTGCTAACAATAATTACATCAGTTATTTCACTGGAGTTCTAGGTAGTTATGCAAATTATCAATTTGATACAAATTACCCTACAGGATTCCAGTCTCAATCTTGGAATAATTGGGGTGGATGGATCAATCCTTGGAATGCAGGAGGACAGCAAGGTGATGGTTTACTATTCTTTACTTTATCTGATAATAGTGAGACTACTTGGGACTTAAAATTACATAGTACTTCTCCTAATACTAGTTTAACATCAGGTCAGCAGTGCCGTTGTTGGACATCAACTGATGGTGAAAACTGGGTTTATCAAGGTACAAATAACACCATAAGCACAACTACTACAATAAGTATTACAACTGCATATCTTATTGTTACTGATCTTGGAATGGGTTCTGGTAATGAAGTTTATCTAGAAGTTGGTAGTTCTAGTATTGGAGGTACAAGCTACTTAACTAAAACTGGGTTAAGTGTTAATAAACTTGCTAATAGTGGTACTGGTAATTTAACATATAATAATGCAGGAGTACTTACGTATACTCCACCTGCACTTACAGATAATAATGATTATGTAACTAATCTATCTTTATCTGGCACTACATTAACTGCTGAATTTGGCAACACTTCATTAAATCAAACTATTGATCTTGCTTCTATTAATACTGATACTAATACACAACTATCATCAGAGGATGTTCAGGATATTGTTGGTGCAATGTTTACAGGTAATACTGAAACAAATATCACTGCTACTTATGAAGATTCAGATGGAACAATTGATTTAGTTGCTGCTGGTGGTGGTGGTACTAACACAACATATGATTTAGCAGCATCAGCAGATTCTGGAAATGCAAAGATTACTTTATCAGGTTCTGATTCTACTGATGATGATGTAACTTTTACTGCTGGTGGAGGAATATCATATGCAGTAACAGGTAACACAGTTCAAATTAGTAGTGCTAATAGTCTCGGTGGATTAACAGATACTAATATTACTGGATCTCCTACTGATAATTATGTTCTGACTTATGATCTTGCATCTAGTACATGGGAACCTCAACCTGTTCCTAGTGGATCAACACCAACTCTTAACGCTGTATTAGGTGCAGGTAATACAAGTACTCTGGCAGCAACAGTTGGAAATCTTACTTGTAGTAATTTAACAGTTAATGGAACTACAACGACTGTTAATAGTAACACTGTAAATATTGGAGATAATATACTTGTTCTGAATAGTGATGAGACAGGTACTCCATCACAAAATGGTGGAGTTGAGATTGAGAGAGGTACATCTACCAATGTATCACTTCGTTGGAATGAGACTACAGATAAGTGGCAGTATACTAATGACGGTACTAACTTCTCTGATATTGGTAGTTCTACTACAGACACAAATACAACATATGATCTTGAAGCATTAATATCTCCTGGAATAAAATTAGCAGGTAGTGATAGTACAAATGATAGTGTATTCTTTGATAGTGGCAATGGAATGTCAATATCTCGTACTAATGCAACTGACATAGAATTTTCTGTCAATATGATTGACGAAGATGATATGGCATCTAATAGTGATACTAGACCTCCTACTCAGCAGTCAGTTAAAGCTTATGTAGATGCTAATAGTGGTGGTACTGATACTAATGATTATGTAAACACTGCTGGTATTAGTGGTAGTGTAATAACTTTAGGTAGGACAGGATCGTTATCAGATCTTACGGTTGATATATCTGGTGCGACTGGTGACGTTGTTCCTGTTGGTACTATAGTTATGTACAATGGTGATACTGCTCCAACTGGATGGATGTTATGTGATGGTGTAGAAAGAACTGTTAATAATAGTCCATACACTCCACCAGATCTTAGAGATAAGTTTATTGTTGGTGCTGGTAGTAGTTATACTAGAGGAGATGCTGCTGGTTCTGCTGATGCAGTGGTTGTATCACATAGTCATGGAAGTGGTAATACAGGAAACCAGAGTGCAAACCATAGTCATGACTCTGGAAATTATTCTGGAAACTCAAGTACTCATAATGGGCATACTCATGGTTCTGGAAACTTTTCTGGAAATGCAAGTACTCATAACGGACATACACATGGTTCTGGAAACTTTTCTGGAAATGCGAGTACTCATAATGGACATACACATGATAAAGGTAACTATTATACAAGTAATCAAAGTGCTAATCATTATCATACAATAGGTAGTAATAAACCTGATGGTTCTCCTGGAACATGGAATGTAAGTACTACTGATGGTGCTCATCAACATGGTATTCAGACTGCCAGTTGGGATAACCAGTCAGATTATACTGGACCTTATATTCAGGGTGGTAGTAATGCGGGAAATGTTAATACTAGATCAGGACAGGGAAATCATAGTCATACAATTAATTTAACTGGTGTAACTACTGGTGGTGTAGATCAAAATCATTATCATAATATTTACGGAGGAACTTCTGGATCTGATGGAAATCATTCGCATAATGTAAACTTCAGTGGTAATACTGGATCTGATGGAAATCATTCGCATAATGTAAACTTCAGTGGTAATACTGGATCTGATGGAAGTCATTCACACACTATAAACCATAGTGGTAATAGTGGAAACCAGAGTGCAAACCATACTCATTCTGTTAATATTAATTCAGAAGGTGTTTCTGGCACTGGAAAGAATCTTCCACCATACTACGCAATAACCTTTATAATAAAAACAGCATAATGAATTATCGTCGTGATGTAACGAGTGTGATACAAATTGGAGAAGAGGAAACAAGAGTAGAGGGATACTATCATCTTGATAAAACTGTTGTTTGTGACTCTGATGAGATTGCTCGTGGTATAGTAGAGAAACTTGATAGATTACAGAAAGAAGATTTTAATAAAATTCATATACCTAAGTTTGATTACTATGCTATGGATAATGCTATTAGATATCGTGTTGAATTTATAAAAGGAGCTCCTCTAGGAACAGTATCAAAATTTAAAGGTGATATCTATGATGATATTGTTGAGAGAGAATCTGATTGGACATTTGATGATTATGGATATGGCAACTTTGTAGTGGAGTGGAAGACATTAAAAATATATGCTGTTGATTTTACTTCTTATAGGTATATGCCTGATAGGGAAGAAAGAAGAAGAAAGTGGAAACAGTACACAGAAAAGAATAAATGGGAGTTAGGAATGGTACTAAATAATGGCAGTATTACCCATTGATTATTATGGATCATGTGAATATAATTTATTATGGAACAACAGTTTTTACTAAATCCCGATCATTCTTGGATACTTAATCCAAATTTTAAGACCAAGGCTAACGTATGGTCGTATATAAAAAATGTTTTTTCTGATGAAGAATGTGATAAGATTATTGAGTATGGTTCTGTTAAATATGGAGATCTTCGTGAGAAAGCGATGGTAGGTGATTTAAGTTGGGAGAACAATACAAGAGAGGATAATCTTACTAGAAAAAGTGAAATAGTTATGATTCCCAATAATGATAATGAAGTTCATTGGGTATTTCAAAAATTATGTAGTGCTGTTAATTCTATAAATCAACAAATTTATCAATATGATTTACGTGTCATAGAGAGTATTCAATACTCTACCTATGATTCTTCGTATAAAGGGTTTTACGAAAAACATAATGATACACGAGTAGTTTCAGACCCATATGGTATTTTTTCTAGAAAATTAAGTTTAAGTGTTCAGTTATCTGACCCTAATAATTATGAAGGTGGAGAGGTTCTTCTTCATTGGGGAGGAGAACCCCATATAGCTAACAAACTTCGTGGTTCTATAACTTTTTTTCCTAGTTTTGTTTTACATGAAGTAACTCCTGTAACAAAAGGCAGAAGAGATTCTTTAGTTTCATGGTGTGTAGGTCCAGAATTTAGATAGGATAAAATTGAGTCGTATAAATATTAGTACATTACCCATTGATTATTATGGATCCTGCAAACTTAAAAATTGAATTTGAGAAGCAAGTTAAAGATGCTGATGTAAAGATTGCTGACGCAGAAAAGAATTTAGTACAACTTAGGGAATATAAGACAAAACTTCTAGGTGGACTAGAAACACTGGAGTTGCTTAACCCAAAGACCGAGGAAACTCAGGATGGAGTCCCAGAGCAATCCACGGATCCCCAACCTCCAGAACCACCTTCAACTGAGAGTTAGTCTAAATAATACGAAGGTATATTGTAGGTAACAATGCCAGCTACTACCAAGAAGAATGTAGATCCGTCAAATACTATTGAGTTTCAAAGGACGGTCATCAATGATATAGCAGGTGATCTGCACAGTATCTTTACTGGTACTGCTGCGATCAATGCTGCTACTATTCAAGTTGCTGGTGCGGATATAGGTTCTATATCAGATCATGATGATAAAACTATATTCTTTTATTATGGTGGATTCACAGCAGATACTAGTGTAAGTTCTGCTGCTAAGTTAGCAGAAGTTTTTAGTCATGAAGATGCATCTGTAGATATTGATGATGGAGTAACTGTAACGGTTGATGACCAATGTGCATTAATTATTACTCCTAAAACTAAATATGAGTTTTTCTCTAATGATACAGAAACGACTAATATTCAAAAACTTACAGGATTTGCCGACAATATAAGAACATCTGTTGTAAAAGATATTACGTTGGGTGGAACCAAAAGAGTTGGATTCATACCAGTGCCTGATGATTTTATAGATGATGTACCTGTAGATATAGACGATACTTTCACGCTGACCGTTGATGACGGTGCAGTCCTGATTGTATAAATAACACAGAATAGTACTTGCCAAACTTACGGAATAGCATAGCATGTCAACATTAAGAGTAGACAAGATTAAAGGTCGTACTGGTACGACAGTCACGATACCAGATTC